TGCTGCTAGTGCCGATGATTTCCGCGGACTCCATGAGTCTGGGGTTGCCAGTTACTGCATTGACTCGCAGCGTCTTTTCTACATACCAATCGGCATTGGATGATTTAAACAGTCGATCGCCAGGCAGAGTAATGGCAATTTCGTCATTGAAAAATGCACGGAAAAAATATCGATAACTTTCTTCGCTGCCCTTGCTTACATAGAAATCTCGGAAATGTTTCACCAGTATGCTGCGATCCAGCTCCGAAGTCTGCGGCAAGTCTGGTGCATACATGGCCATGAATTTTGTGGCCAGACTGGTGGCTGTGGTGTCGATGTCCACATCCAGCTGTATGTTCTGGATTATTTCCTGTGGGTTGCCGGTCTGTTCCAACCATTCAAAATATTTGGTAACAAAGATGACAAACAGCGGATAAAATTCCTGTACGTAGTCAGGTACCTGCGTTGGCAGCAGATCCGAAATTCTTTTGTCTAGAGTCATGTATTGATTCCTATGGTGTCAATAACAATACCATTGTCTAGGTTGGCCACAGAGTTTGCACTGGAGTCGTCTAACAACAATACCTCGTTGTAGGTTGGGCGGATATCGTCATCGTCTTCTTGCTGTTCAATGCTAATTCTTACGTTGTTTAGTCCTCCAACATAGCCTACAATTTCCATGTTGGTGATTGAAACTGCTCCGGTGGCATAATTCACTGATCCGATGTTGTCGTAGATCGTGCTGTTGTCTGACATGTTGATTAACTGCAGAGTTCCTACACCAGACTGGCTCGGCGGCATGGTGTTGGGTAAATCGCGGAGCTCCACAGTATATATGACACTTTCCTTGGAGGTTACAAAGCGAGTACTGCGTATGCTGCCTGGAACAATTTTTACTGGATACTGTAACGTACCAGAAAAAGTTACATCATCAAGATTGGCAGTTATGCGTTTCTGCAGACGCTTGATGATGTTGACGCTCAGTAGGCTGTCATCTACATCCATGATCTGTTCATGCAGCTGTGATTCATAGAACACCTTGGTGAACTGACGCAGATTGGCTTCGACAAAACTATTGATTTTATCATTGACCAATGTACTGATCTGTTGTGCACTGCGATTGGTTCCGGCTGTGGTATAACGCAGGGTTACGTCAAATGAAATATAGGTATAGATTGGATCCACAAAGGCATGACGCATGGTCACCAGACTGTGCGGCTGCAGAATATCGCGTATGATGCGCGTCTTTTCGTCGTCGGTCAGCACATAACCAGTCTTGGGGGCAATGCTGACATACACAATGCCGTACTCTGGCGGCACGTTTTTCTCACCGCCCCAGACATTTACGCTGCGCGCTGCCGGCACCTGTCTTAGCACCAAGTTGATGTAGTCCAGATCTGTTACCGCGCGGTTCTGCGATGTAAAAGCTGATATGGCATTGAATCTGATGTCGTCGGCAGTTTCACGATCACTGCCACCCACGGGTTTGCTCACCGTGCTGACGCTGCGGTCTACGGTATTTTCTCCGGCTATGGTGGTGGTGGTCCAATTCAAGGCAATGTTGCCGGCTACATTGCCGGCAGCTCCATCGCTGACAATATAGGAAATACGCACAATGTCGCCAGCATCTAGATTGCGACCAACAACATCGTCACCAAAATAAATTTCATAAAAACCTTCGGTGTTTTCCTGCAGGAAATACACCGTAGATGTGGGTCCAACGCCTACTATGTTGTCCACTGTGCTGTAGCTTTCGCTGTAACTGCTGGTGCCAGAATACTGTACTGCAACCTGGATGGTGCGTGTATCAACACCCTGATTGGGTATAACAAATTTATTGGCCGGCGTGTTGTTGGCACCTATGGTGTAGAAATATTCTAACTGCCGACCCTGATATATCTTGACATTTTCAAAATTATACACACCATCCAAAGGTGTGGCAACATAGGAATCGACATTGTAGAATGTCAGCGTGGTTCCATCCACCACAGTATTGAACAGTTTGTAGCGTTCCAGAGTTACAAAGTTCGGTGTATTGGGTACATTCTGCAGGGTAATGTCTATGAGAGCTTCGGCACTGCGTACGCTGCGCGGAGTATAGCCTAATTGTTTGGCCAGGCTCACCACACTGGCTCGTTTGACCGCAGTGTCAATGAACATTTCATTGCTCACCATGTTGGCCAATATGGCATTATAGTGCGTGTTGTAGGCCAACAGATCCAGCAGCACGCTCAGGTTGCTGGCATCGAAATCATAGTCAGTAAAGGCGCTCTGGGATCTTAAAAATTCTTTAAGATTTGATTTGATGGTATCAAAATCTAGTTCGGTTACTCTGACGTTGGCCATTATCGTACTCGGGTAAATGTTGTTGTAAAGACACCGGGCTGATTGGTGTTGCGTATCTTGTATTCTATCTGTATGAACAGTTCATTGGCATCGGTGCTGTATACTGAAACTTCAATCAATTCTACGCGGGGTTCAAACTTGGTTATGGCATCGCGTATGATGCGTTCTGCTATGTTTCTGGTGAAAAAATCATTGGGTTCAAACAACAGATTGTGTATCTGACACCCAAGTTCCGGAGCAAAGGGTCGTTCATAATGCTTGGTGTGAATCAGATTGCGCAGAGCTCCGCGTATGGCATTGTCGTCAGTCTTGTTAGCCACATCGCGACTACGCGGCGTCAATGTAAATGCCGCATCTAGGTCAGAAAAAGTTCGAGATCCTCGTGCCATTTTATTATTTATCCTCCGCAGAACACATTAGGTGAACCTTCTGCCACCGCAGTACAGGCCGTTATGGCGTCGCCGATGCGACCCGCACCCTTGCCGTTGATGAACACCGTGGTAGAACCCACGGCTATGGACGCCTGATGATTAGGACAAACAGCACCGGGAAATAAATGTGGATCATTGTTATCGCCCTGACGACTCCAGGCAATGCCATTGACAAACACCGTGGGCGATCCCTCGGCTCGATGCGGCAATGAACAATGTACAAGATCGGCGTCACCAATTCTAGCAGCAGCTGGCATGTTGTGTCCTGTTATTGTTGACTGCGTTCACGCTGCATGAGTTCCTGAAATCTGGGCATCCAGTTTTCAATTTCCGCATGCTGTTCCGCAGTATGTGGTGGTTCGGGTAAGTATGGTTTAAATTTAATGACATGATCAAATTTTTCAGGTATGTCTTCCCAGCGCTCATAGCTGCGCAGTTCGCCATTGACCATGAGTACAAATTCCGATTTCATCGACTTAAATCACACAAATAGAGTTTCTGTTTACCGTCAGCTCCACGTGCAATGTTGTGATCCATGAAGGTTGCTACCTTGGGATAACCGTTACGCCCTTCTACGCCTCGATTGCCACGGGGATTAAAACTGCAGTGTACCCAGCCCTGGAATACACCACCGAAGGTACCATATTCCAACAACAATTGATCATAGGCTACGTTGTCGCGAATCCATAGGGCTGCATCATACAACTGCGGTGCAGCCAGTCCGCCACCAAACTGCATGTCTGCTGCCAGTCCCTCGCCGTGTTGTGCTTCCTTGGGACCAAATCTCAGACAGCTGGTCAAATACATCTGTGGGAAACGACGTTTAATGGGTTCCAAGACATTGACGCACAGACCACGCAGATTGTCCAACAGCTGCGACTTGGTTAAACCGTTGCCCAGAGTTCCTGGTGCACTGGCCCAGAATCTTCTGTTGTCGGTCTTGCTGCTGCTGCCACATTCTGCCAGAGTTAAAAGATTGAAATTGGCACTGAGTTGTATGCTCATCGGTGTTTCGCGATAATTTGCAAACTCTCCGGTTTTATATGGTGCGGGTGGAACAATGATGGGAACCTTGGTATCAGATCGTTTACACCCAGCCTGAGCAATTTCCTTGCCACGATCAACTTGTTCCTGAGTCTTTTTACCAGTCTTTACATCTTCTTCTTGTTTTTGTGGATTTTCGCCAGCATCACCTGAGCTACGTTCTTCTATGGCCTTGTCGCAGGTTGGGCGATCTAAATCAGTCAGCGGATTGTTCGTGGGCA